CCCATCGCTCAACATAATCTCAATGTTTATCAAGTCGTCCACTGGAACATCGTCAGGACACCCACCGTGAGCGTAGATGTACGCTCTGGCCTGTGAGTGAGCGTCCTGAATCAGTTTTTTCGAGAGTCCTTGTAGCCGGGTTGAATCGACTCAGTAATCTTTGCGATCATCTCAAGCTGAACGGCCATCGGCCACTCAGCGTCAATGTCTTCATAGGTGATGTCATCAAGAGTGCCGACTTCTGGCACAAGCAACCTGATGAATTGGACCATCCGATTTTCCATCATGATGATTTTCTTGACCAAATCCTTGGTGGATCGGCCTTCGATAATCACATCGTCCTCGGTGATTTCAATGCCTTCAATCACAGTTCCAGTGCGGAAGCTGGCAGACATTTTCTCGTAACGAGTTTGCAGGTCTTCGGGGTTGATTTTTTCGATTGCTTCTTCAATCTGTTCCATCTCTTTGGTCAAAGGAATGCGAACCTTGAAGACATGACCACCAAGCTCAAATGTCTTGGTGCGTAGATGTGCTTTTTGATAGCTGTCGCCAAAAGCGGATTGGATGCGTGACATGGTTTTTCCTTATCGTGTCGTTTTGATGATCTTGTCGTAGACGGCCTGATTCAGCGCAACAGCATAGTCCACTGCTTGCTCTGGGCCAATCTTGTCTGCATGGTTTCGCGCTATGTCGTGCGCCAAAGCAATTGCAGTAATGCGTTGTTGTGTGAACCCAAACCAATTCTTGGAAGCATCGGATTGGGCCACAAGGAAGTTTAGTAGGTCATTGCTGTCTTTTACTATCATGTGGCTTTACTCTGTAGTGTCTGGTTCAACCTCTGGGGCAACTTCTTCAATGACCACCACAGGTGCGGTCACGTTGTATTTTTTCAGCAGGGCCAAAGCAATGGCTTCTGCTGTGTCTGGCTCGGCAGTGGCTTCTGCAAGCTCACCAGCATCCACCACCATGCCACGAGCGACAAGATCAATGTCGCCGTAGCTTGTCACAATCGCTTCAATTGCGTCAGTGAGTGTCATCAGTTGTTCGACCAGCCGTACTGGTTGCCCCGTGGATGAATGGTGAACATGCACTTGGCCTCTGCGCCGGGTTGTGCGTCAATTTGGAACTGACCCACGCGACCATTGAAAGCATAAGCGACAGTGTTTGTGCCTTCCACTGCTGCGACCACAAAAGTGCGATCCACAACACCAGAATAAGCATCAGAACGAATCTGAAGCAATGCAGTATTGGATGGGTCCCAAGCAGATGTAATGGTCAGGCTAGTAGGAGCCGCTTGCACTGGCATCTTGTCGCTTTGACGCGAACCAGCCACACTGAAGTTTGCCATTGCGTCATCCATGCCAAACGCAGGGATTGCCTCAACAGGCACAGCAACACCAGCAGTGCCAGTACCGTTGGCAACAGTGCCAACAATGGTTGTCACCTGTGCCAGCCACACCGACAAGTTTGCCGTGGTGATTGGAGTCGGAGTAGCAGCCGACTGCATCCACAGCGAGGTGCTAAAACCGGGAAGAACTTTTGCAGGAATAGCCATGATGACTCCTTATGCGTTGTTGGACCAGCCGAACTGGTTGCCGCGAGGATGGACAGTAAACACCGCCTTGGCTTCAGCACCGGGCTGGGCATCGACTTGGAACTGGCCTACGCGCCCGTTAAAGGCGTAGTACACGATGTTCGCGCCTTCGGTAGCCGAAATCACGAACGTGCGGTCAATCACGCCAGAATAGGCATCAGCACGCATCAGCAACAGGTTAGTGTCGGCAGGGTTCCATGCAGCAGTGATTGTCAAGCTGGTGGGCGCTGCTTGGACGGGAATCTTGTCAGATTGACGCGAACCAGCCACGCTGAAACTGGCAACAGCATCATCCATGCCGAAAGCAGGGATTGCTTCGACAGGGATCAGGTTGCCAACAATGGCGATGGGAGAAACGCTTGCAACCAAAGACAACTGTGCAATTGTCAAAGGAGTTGGAGTCGCACCGGGCTGTGCGTACAAAGCCGCACTAAAACCGGGAAGAACTTTGTTTGGTAAAGCCATTTTGAGTATCCTTCAAAAGTTGAACAATTGTCGTGTATTAGGCTGGAATGTCAATGGTGCAATCTAAGAAGATTTGCGCCATATTTTCTTCGTTGTTGTAGCTATTGTAAAGCCACATCACATCAGCCTTTGAGATGTAAAACCCGTCAGACGGGCTTCCCAAAATGCCGCTGTAACCGTGCAACGCTTGCAAAATCTGGTTGCTGATTGTGAATCCATCTTCAATGTTTTGCGTGAAGATTGAGATTTGGAACACAGGTCTATCAATGCCTTTATTGCTTTGCTGTGTGCCTGTATATACAGGTTGATGCACGTTACGCAGCATCCAAGTAATAAACTTTGGCTGCGTTGCAAAATTGCGGTTAAACGATGCGTACACAGGCACAGGCGTGACAATGTTTGCCAGTTGGTACTGGATCGCTTTGCCATACTGAACAACATTGTTTTGTGTTGCCATTTACACCGCCGTCACAGGGTCAGAGCGATAGCACATCATCTTCACATTCATCCGATTATTCGTTTCCCGAACATCAGTGATGCGGTAATAGTTGCCACGCCAAAAAATAGAAAACAAGTCTTGCCTGTTAACAATCTGCTTTGTGTTTGGTGTGTAGTTGAACGTGAAGCTAACCAAGTCTTGATACATTCGGTATTTGTCCGAAATCTTCACGTTGTTCGCCACATCTTCCACACGGGCACGGGTATCAAACCACTTTGCCTGAGTAGTAGCTTGTTCGCCAAAATCTGACTTGGAAAAAGTCAGGTTGTTGACAGTCACATTCTCAAAACGTGCAATTGACATTACATCACCAAAGGCTTGTAAGGACGCAGCAAAGTCTGAGCGCCATGAGGGATGGTTTTCAGCTTTGTCTCAGTTGTGTCCGAGCGGTTGTTGTACAGGTGCGTCAGGATCAGCAAGCCAGCTTGCTTGATGACAGGGTACTGCGCCAGCGGGTTTGCCACAGTGGTGTACTGGACAACGATAGGCGCAGTCATCTGCGTGTTGATGTCAGTCGGCAAGCTGGTGATGATGATCTTGTTACCGCTGTTGTCGTAAAAGTACTGTGTCGGGCTGACAGGCACAAAGACAGGCGGGAACAAAGAGTTGTAATAGCCAACTGAGTTGACTGTCAGAGGAGGCAGGTTTGCTGCAAAGTTTTGACTGACCTCGGGCAAGTCAAGGCTTACTGGCGTGGCCGTCAAGCTCTCTGCGCCATACCAAACACGGTACGTCACAGGGAAGATTGACATGCCAAGGTAGTCCTCAATGTACATCCGTGTCGCCAAGTCCAGCGACAAGACGTAATCGTCCTGACTCTCGTCATCAAACAGGTTCAACTGCTGCGTAATTTCGCCAGCAGTCAACCAGTTTGTAGCGATGTCTCGACCAATCTGCTCAACCTTGACGTAGTTAAACGGATTGCGAGTTTGCCCACCGTAAGGCAGACCTGTCAGAACGCTTTGAACACTCATAGCTGCTCCAATTAAGCGCTCATGCGAACGCCAGCAAACGGATCACGCACGGAGCTAACCACACGCTTTTCTGCGTACAGTGTAACGAAACCGGGAGTCGTTTGGTCCATCATCTGAATGGACATTTGCTCGGTGTCGCCAATGGTCAAGAAGCGAGGCCAGTTAGCCAAGTAGATTGGGAAACCAGTGGACAGGTATGGGTTTGGAATCACGGGGAAACCAAACATGCGACCAACAGCAGCGCCGTCTTCATCGCCAACTTCCAAGAACAATGGCAAGCCTTGCGTGTCCTTGAGGCTACGCAGCGAGTCAATCATGGATGGACGAATGTGCCAAGCGTTACCGGGCATAGCCCAGTATTGGCTTGGGAATGCGTTGACCACATCAACAATGTCGTTGTACACCACGCCGCCGCCCGTTTGAGCCACGGTAGCAATGCTGTGGATGCCATTGGTGATGGCCGTACCAGATGTGCCATAGGCGCTGGTAGAGGCACTGGCGTACATGTCCAGACCACGCAGACCAGAGGTTGCGCCAGTGGCGGTGGTGGTCGAGCCAGCTTGGTCAGAGTTGATCGCCATTGATGCGCCTTCAACCTGAGCGAACTCCAAGGCAAGGTCTTCAACAATGGTGGCTTCCAAGCCATTTACATCCGACATGACAGCCGAACGAATAGGCAATTGAGCCGTCACAGCACGAACTGGCAACTGCCAGATGCTTGTGTTGGTGTTAGGAGAACCCACGTTGTTTTGAACGGGATAGCCCCAAGGGTTTGTTTGGTTGGTTGCGTTACCAGTCTTGGCAACAAACTGCATGTCAGAGCCAGCAACAGGAACAATACGGGAACCCATGCGGAAAGGGTTGGCATAACGCAGTGCGGCAAAAGCATCATCAAATACTGCACGACCACCCACACCAGAGCCAGAGCCAGTGATTGCAGAGGCTTCTTTCAGGTCGATGTTGACTGTGCCGCCTTCGGTAATGGCTTGCTTAATTCCAGCGAGGATTTTTTCAGTGATGGTCATGGCAATTTCC